ACGGATGTACTCCCCGCAGGGTTCTTTCCGATCTGGTCGATTGTGTTTGAGTAGCCCCCCTGCGGGTTTTTATTATTTTCTAACTTTTTAAACTTTTTAACGAGTATGGCTACTCAAACACAAACCACCCCATTATCGGACTTCGACTCCGCAACATTCATCTTAAATAGTGATGAAAGATCAACTACCATTTCATCACTATTGAATGTGATTCGGCACGCTGTACACAGTAATAGCGGCGAACTACAAAATGAAGAAAGGGATTCAATTAGTTGGTGCATTTATTTTATTGATTGTCTGGTACTGGACGATCGTAAAATAAACAGGCAAAAAGCAGTAGATAAACAAATGCTGCAAAACCTTGAAAAGGAATTGCGCAAAATGGAAGATCTGGAGCAGTACGCCGCCAACAATGAAGACAATGATTTATTGATAAAAGCAACGGAGATGTACCGTACCTTTGATGAGTTTAGAAGCGCATTGATTGAGAACGGGGATTTAACCTCGGATGAACGGATCGCGCTATATATGGCGACGCAAGATGCGTTGAAGATTATGCCTAAAAAAATGGCGGCTTAGGGTTTTTATTTTATCTTTTAAAGCAAAACTTATGGAAAAAGAACAAACGATAGATGAATTAATGCCAGAAATCTATACCATTATGTATGGGATTAAAAAGAGTTTTTGGGCAAGAAAAGAATATGTATTTGTTTCAAAATGTTTGGATAAAACATGGAGAACGCTGGTAAGCGATACTAATATCGCTCCTAGTAGGCTATTAGCCATACGTATAAAAATGATACTATTGGAAATTAGATCTTTAAAGTTGACCACAGAGTCTATCACTATTTTGTACAAAGACATAAGCCGGTGCAAAAGCGCATTAGAATGTGTTTTTTTGATTAAAGCCTTAGAGCGGCTAAAAAAAGACCCTGATAGTGGGGTTACGACTTATTTAAAGTTTGAGCAAGAAAAAACTTAATAGTTTTATGTATAAATTTAAAGACACTTCGGGCTTTGGTGTAGTTATTGCATCTCAATTAGTGCCACTACAGGGATCTATGTACCACAGCCATATCGTATTCAAATATGCTAAATACTACGATAAAATGGATCAAATACTTGAAAGGATGTTTGAGAAATCGGTTAGTGCCGATAGCGATTATCGTAAGTTTTTGGCTCAAGCAATTGATTTGATTAAAGATATTGGATTGGTTGGCATTGATTGTGAATACGCATTTGATCGTTTAGAGGGCATGAATACAGGATTTGAACTATCACAAATGGTAGAAGAGTTAGAAATGCATCTGAAAATGGCTAGGGTTTCTAGGAAAAATTGTGATTTAAAATTAGGACTGTCCTTTAAATAAGAAAAAATACCCAGTACATTTACCCAGAAATTTGTACAAGGGATTGTAAAATTATGCCACGTATCCTAATGAGGGTGCGTGGCTTTTTATTTATGTCTTTTTTCGTGTGTGCGTGTGTCCGTTCTTTTGTGTGTATGAAGAACTGCACTATAAAAATCCAAGACACAGAACGAGTAGTACAACTACCCGAATCATGGGACGACTTAGGCAAACGTGACCTAATGTTAATCTACAAAACCATGTTCCCTTCAAAAATTACTGAGGGATTTGATCACAAACTAGGCGTTATGAAAATAGCCTCCATCACGAAACACATACTCGGACTCGACAACGCAGAGGTAGAGCAATGGCGTACCGATTGTATTGTGAATGAAGATGAGGTGGAAGGGGATTCGGTGTTTTTATCGGAATTTAAGGAGGTGGCGCATCTGGCGGTTGAAGGATTGTTTGAAATAGATGAAGATGAGGAAGGCCGCACTACTTATGCGGTGAAATTTAACCGGTTGAAAAATCCTTATCCTGAAATCGTGTTGGAACAAAAGCAAAAGGGCAATCGCTCAAAAGTCCATTGGTTTTATGGGCCTAATGACGGGCTTAGTAACATTACGATCTATGAATTGGGCTATGCCTTTACCCTGTTTGAAAACTACGTGGCCACTGGCCACGAAGCGGCGGTGAATGAATTAGTGGCCATCCTTTACCGCCCCAGTAAACCACGCACAAAAGAGAACACCGATACCAATTACGAAGGTGACCGCCGCATGAAACTGCGCGGATATGAAGCAAAAGCAGAAGAAAGGGCTTTACTGATGCAAGGAATCAACCCGGACGTGAAACGGGTTATTTTGTTTTGGTTTGCATCTTGCCGGCAAGCAATTATTGACCGTTATCCTTCGGTATTTGCGCGTCGATCAAAAATGAACGAAAACGACAACGCTCAGTATGGTTGGGCTGGTGTTTTGATGGGCTTAGCGGGTGGTGTGGCCCACTTGGACGCTGTGAGCGATCAGCACCATTCTAACGCACTGACCTGGTTATCTATACAATCGGATAACATGCCGTAATGCGTCCTTTTAAGGAATAAAGGACGGCGGCAATTTTGTGGCATGATTACCTTAAACGAAGTACTGAAAAAAATGCACGACGGGGAGTATTTCTCCCTCAAATGCGTGACATTCGACCGTAACCGGAAGGACAGGACAGGGAAAGTGCTTTTTATCGAACGCGGTAAATTGGTATGGGGCAATAGCGACAAGGTGAAGCCGAAAAGCATCACCGAACGCGCTCCCACTGCACTGGAGCGGGAATTGATGGGCAATACTCCACCCAAAACCCGCCAACCGAACCACCGCGACAACGATACGCGGAATGTACGCCAGTATGTCGGCGATTTACCAACAGAAGATATTAGAAAGATTCATTTCAGGCTCATCGTTGAGTTTAACGGTGAGCCTATAACTATATAGGCATGAGCGAATATATTGTTGACGTAATACAGGTAGAAGACCGATTTATGGCCGTTGCGGACGAATATCGCCGCCCAAGAACGACCCCACAACGATCCGACGCGCAAGCATACGATAAAACCACGCCACCAGTACCGACGTGGCTGGATCGAGCGGTGCTATGGGCAGCCTGGGGCGATGATGACCGAATGCCTACCCGTATGCGCGAAAAGATAGAGGCCGTGCCAGTAGCGGGCGCGGTGTTGGATAAAAAGATACGTTTTCTGCAAGGGACACGGCTGGTGTATTTCAAGAATGCGGATATAGCAAAGGGCGCAGAAGCCATGCCAGCCTATATGCCGCAGGTGGAGGCGTTTTTGAAAGAAAACAGGATCGAAACGGAATGGTTTCCTGCTCAGTGTGCGGATTACTGTTTGCCTTATAATGCGTTTTCGGAGTTTATTTTATCAAATGATCGTAGTAAGATCACAAACTTATACCATATCGGCGCGGAACATGCGCGGTTGTCGCGTGCATCGCAGCGGGGAACGATAGATTATGTGATCTATTCGTACCATTTCCCATTTGGGACAGCTGTACAGGATCAATACCGTAGGGCAATACCGCTTTATCGGTGGTATGATCGGGAGGTGTTTTTTAAGGAACTAAGGGGCGCAAAATTCGCTTGGCATACTGGATTCCCAACACCAGGGAAGATTTACTATTCGCGTCCGTGGCATTTGGGATTGTTTAAAGAAGATGGTTGGATGGACGTATCAGCAGACGTTCCCAAGATAGTGAGGGCGATGCAAAAAAACCAGGTACGCATCAAGTACACGATTGCAATACCTGAAACGTATTTCCGTATGCGCCATTCAGATTGGGACACCATGGACAATGGCAAAAGACAGGCGATATTTGACGCTAAAGTGTCCGAACTCAATGAGTCGCTTACCGGAACGAGCAATGTCTATAAATCGGTATCGTATGTATTTAAGGAAAACGAGATCACAGGCGCGGCACTGGGTCTTATTCGTATAGAATCGGTGGACGACAAAATAAAGGAAGGGACTTGGGTACCTGATTCTTTTGCAGCAGATCAGCAAATCGTACAGGGCTTGGGCATGGATCCTAGTCAGATTGGCCTATCTCCGCAATCTGGGAAGATGGGCGCGGGTAGTGGTAGCGATAAACGGGAAAGTTTCAATATCCTAATTGACCTCAACACCCCGGAGCAGCGGCAAATCCTTGAACCGCTCAATTTTGTGGCTGATTTCAATAAGTGGGGGGTAACCTTCCTGGTCGATCATAATAGCCACACCACTACCAATAACCAAGAATCGGGCATTGTCCCTTCACCTAACTCCCCTAACACTACTAAGTAATGGCACAGTTATTTTCTACATTCGCCCAGTTTAAGGCGAATATTGGCGGCGCGATCAATACGAGCGTTGATCTTGAAAGTTTAGCACCTGTTATTGAGGATGCTGCGCGCTCGCATCTTGTACCATTTTTAGGACAATCCTTTTATGATGCACTGGTGGCTGGGATTGCAGGCACACCTACTGCGGCGCAAACGGCATTAGTGCCATTCGTAAGGAAGGCTTTGGCCAAACTTACAATGTTTGAGTATTTGAAGATTGCAAATGTGCAGTTTGGAGAAAGCGGCCTACATAGGATAGAGAACGAAAACAGGAAATCCGCATACAGGTACCAGGAACGCGAATACTCCGAGTACCACCAAACCAATGGGTATAACGATATAGAGACTATGTTAAAGTTTCTATCCGATAACCAAGCCCAATACCCTACATGGGTAAGCACAGAGGAGGCACAGATGCACCTCAATAGCCTATGCAACTATGCTGCACAGGTAAGGGTGACAGTACAGCGGCAATGTGATCGCTTTACATTCGAGACACTAAGGCCAGCCATTAACGCGGCTACTGAGTTCGGTATTAAAAGGGTAATACCTATTGCCTTGTACAATGACTTATTGAACAAATACAAAGCCAGCACACTAAGCACAACAGAAAAGAACTTAGTGCTGATGATACGTGCAGCAGTGTTCAACACTGCTATCAGTCATGCTATTACAGAGGGATGGATCAAGTACGACAAAGGGACGATAGTCGTCCATGAGTTGTTCGGGGAGCAATCCGCGATCAACAAGACATCACCACAGGTATCACTCAGCATGGTCGCATGGCAAAACGAAATCAATGCATTGAAGTACAACGAACTACTCAACACATACATAAGGAATAACAAATCATCATTCCTTATAGCCTTCGACACAGCATCTGGAGGCAGCAATGCCAGTGCCGATGCATGGCACATCGACACAGCAGCAGAGGCCACTGCTAAAGCAGATACACAAACAGAGAATAGAAAGAAGGGCATAGTGAGCATGTAACGCGCCCACCTGCATATATCCGCTTTTTTGCGGACAAACAGGGGGGTGACCGACAGGCGAAGGCGGGATGTTTTGGCGGGCAAAAAAGGCTGATTCTTTATTTGTAAGTATATTTTTTTTAGTATCAACTAATTGTAAATCAATAAAGTAGCATTAAATGGAACAAAAGACGGACATTGACAAGAGTATGCAAGCATGGGCTGTTTTGCAAAAAAACAGACTAACCGCTAAGGTGATTTCATTGCAATTAAAAGATAAAATTGCCCTCAAAAAAAGGGTTTACCATATTAATAGCACAAAGGACTATAAGCCTTTGGCACGTTCTATTGGCGTTAATGTCAAAAACTCATTCGGGTTTCCCGAACGGGTAAATTTTAAGTTTGCTAAGCAAGGTATATTCTTTGAAACGGGTGTAGGTAAAGGCCGCAAAAAGGGATCAGGGCAAGCAACACCACACCCGTGGCTAGTACCTGTACTGGATTTAGGCATTCAGGAACTAGCGGACATACTAGCCGATATGGCAGCCGACAATGCAGTCGGTGAAATAAAGTTCTTTATACCCGGGTTAGTTACTCGAAGGGTAAAAATAAGTATCAAAAATGGCGAATAATCCCAAAAGGCAGGTAAGCGTTTTTATAAACGATGCCGCAGTAGAAGGTTCTATAAAGAACATTCAAGGCGCGTTTAAAAAAGCCTCCAACGAACTAGCAAAAATGGTCGTTGGGAGTGATGAGTATATTGCAAAACTGGAAGAGGTCAAAAAGTTAAAGCAGCCACTCGACCAGCATAACGCCCAACTACGAAACATCGGCAAAGGAGTAGAGCAAGCCAGTGGATTCCTAGAAGAATTTGCAGGGATCGCCGCAGGTGCTTTTGCCGTAGATCAGGTTATTGCGATGGGTAGGCAAGTTTTTGATCTAGGTATCCGAATGGACCAGTTAGACAAAAAGGCGCAAATCGTTTTCGGAGAAACCCTACCCTTCGTTACAAAACAAGCCGAAGCCAACGCCCAAGCGATGGGTCTTACCAATGCCCAATACATAGCCGCCGCCGCCAACATACAGGACTTGCTAGTACCAATGGGCTTCCAGCGCGAGGAAGCCGCTGCTATTTCCACCGAACTGGTCAACCTCTCCGGGGCGTTATCGGAATGGAGTACAACAGGCATCACCGCCATAGAAGTAAACGAAATCCTTTCGGACGCACTACTGGGTGAACGCGACTCACTTAAGCAATTAGGTATCTCTATATCACAAGCGGACGTGGATGCCGCATTGCTCACAAAAGGGCTGGATAAGTTGACCGGGGCAAGCAGACAGCAAGCAGAAGCCGCCGTAACACTCGAACTCATTACCCAAAAATCAGCCGATGCACAGGCTGCATACGCCACTAATACCGAAAGCGCAGCAAGACAGCAAGCCGTAGCCACTGCCAAGTTCCAAGAAATAGCCGAGAAAGTAGCCACTACCCTGCTACCAGTATTCACCAAATTACTGTCTATTGTAAACGCAGTAGGATCTGCATTTTTATACATTGTAAATGCTGGACAGCAAGCCGAAAAAACCAACTCCTCGCTCGCCGATTCAGTCCGCAAACTACAATCTGAGTTTAACACCGAGATCGAGGTACTAAAAACAGGCAACTTCACACAAGATGAACGGAAGCAGATCATTACCGAAATCAATTCAAAATACGGGGAATACCTCCCCAATCTCCTTACCGAAAAATCCAGCATTGAACAAATTGGAATTGCCCAGGCAGCCGCTAATAAAGTATTTGCACAGAAAATAATCTACCTTTCCCTACAGGACGAAATCACCGAAGCAACAAAACGCGGAGCGCAAGCCGCCAAAGCCGCCTTTGCAGTAGAAAAAGAACGCGCCGAACTAGCCGCCAAAAGCAATTTTGAAGATAATTCACAGTACGAAGAGTACATAAAAGGGCAGGTAGAAGTATTAGGTGGCCTCCGTAAAGTGTCACTCGAAACCGTACAAAACGTACCGGAAGAAATCAACAAGATACGCGACACCTACGGCAAATTAGCGGGCGAACTAGGGACTACCCTTTCCGCCTTAGAACAAAAGTTCGCAGCAGCACGCGGCGTAGGTGGCGGCGGTACTGGAACTAGCACCGGACAAAAGGAAGTAGAGCAGGAAATCAACTGGCAGAAAGTATGGAACGACACCTACTCGCAGCGAGTAACCGCCGTACAAGGAGTAAACAGACTAATCGAGCAAGAGCAAGCAAAATCAGCAACCGTCCGCGGAGAAATATCTTTAGCCGAACTTAACACCTCCCTGCTACAATTTGAAGAGCATCAACGAGCAAAAAAACTCGTTATGCTTAACTATGAGGAGGAAAGCGACGCCGCAAAAGAAGTCATTCGGCAGTCGTTACTCACCGATCAGCAAAGAGAAATAGAAGCGATTGGGCTACACTACACCGCCTTAATCGAACTTGCAAAAAGGTACGGAATAGACACCTCCGAACTACTAGCAAAACAGACCGCCGAGCAAGCGAAAGTCGTTAACGACGCACAGAAGAAACAAGAGGAGGATATATATGCAATGCAGCAAAAGCGGCTTAGTGCATTACAGGCAAGTTTTACCGCCTTTGGTGATCTGGTAGTCGCCTCTATGGATTTGATCGGAAGTGAAACCACCAAATCCGCCAACCTACAAAAGATCGCAACCCTCGCCAAAATCGCATTTGATACAGCCGCCGCTATCTCGTCTCTTGTTGCATCTTCGAGTGCCAACCCTGCCAACTCCGTCACATTCGGAGCGGCGGGCGTAGCGCAGTATGTTTCAGGATTTGCACGCATTATCGCAAACATGGCACAGGCACGCAAAATACTTACATCTGCCCCTCCAGTACAACAAAAAATGGATGGTAGGTATTTGGTCACCGGGCAACAAGATAACCGGAAATACAACGCGACAGGCATCAATGCCCCATCAACGGGCCTACTCCCCAACTACCCTGTACTATTCAACAGCAATGCCACCAACAAACCAGTACTGGCAAGCGAGCGCGGCGCGGAGTATTTTGTATCATCCTCTAGCCTACGCGATCCGTACATTGCCAATCTGGTAAAAATGATCGACGTGGCCACCACAGGCGGTAGAGTAAGCCAATTCGCAGAAGGGGGACTAAATGGATCAATGCCCGCCGCACCTTCAGGTGGTGCTGATATATCGGTGCTAATTGCGCTCAATACCACATTGCAGCAGTTAAAAAATGTAATGGCATCGGGGATATTTGCGGTACTGAGCGACAGTACAATAATTGAATCCCAAAAAAGGTACAATAAAATAAATGGGAATACTGGGAATTTTTATTCAAATAATCCTTAGTAGTAAAAAAAAGATCACTTTCAAAGGCGACAACCACCCGGTTGCCGCCTTTTTTATTTCATTGACAATCAACCACTTATAATCTTTCAATAAAAAATGAAAAATATTTAACACTTTTTTTGTAAAAATAATCTTGATTTTTGTGCACACATTAATCAAGTTGACGTACCTTTGTATCACAATAACGCGGTAGCAATGTTGCTGACGCGAAAAGATCAAAATTATGTCACAAGAATTAGTAGTACTTATCCCACAACGCGACGAAGTTAATCATTCATTCCTTGTCGTTGACAAATCTCTTATTGAATCTAAATGCCGCTATGAACTTTACGACAAAAATGGCCAACAAGGAGATGAAGATGAACATGGAAATGACGATGTAGAATCTATTACAATCCACGACGGGCACAACTGGCAATCTTACACTATCAATGATGATTATGCGCCATTTACAGATTTTAGAGAGTTAAATGATCGTGATAGCGAAGATGTTCTTGCACAACTAGAAGATGCTGAATGGAGTGATTACGAAAGAGGGGTATCAACCGCAGAAACTATTGCATATACTTTTGAAAAAAGCCAATGGGCTGGATCATTTGGGATTAAAGTTATCGCAAAGTAAAAACTTTTTTAATCGAACCATGTGCGCAAGCACCCCGCCTAACCAGCGGGAGGGAATTGGCAGGTAGCCAAACAAATATAAATAACATGAGTACTAAAATTAAAATTTTTATAGCAGAAGATTATAAAGGCGAGATCTATTTTTCGGAAAAGTCACACGAAGAAATAATAAATGGGACAACTGCCGATCTTATGCCAGGTAGTTTCCAAACTGCCGATTTATCACAACAGCAGTTTGATAAACTGCAAGAAACAGACGGCGATGGGTGTGCTACCCATTATATGAAAAATACCGCTGGAGGCATTAAGGTATTTCAATTATAAACAAAATGACACCGCAAATAATCTATTTATTGTGATCAGCGATAACATTTCAAAAATTGAATTATGAAAAAAAACACACACGGCGGCCATCGCCCAAACGCTGGCCGCCCAAACAGCCCAAACCCAAAAAATGCGTTTATCCATCTCCGCATTGAGACGGAAACCGCCGAAATGCTGGAAGACCAAAATAAGTCTTTTATTCTCAATACTGGCATGGAAATCATGCTACCCTATTTAGGCAAATGGGACGGCAAAAAATGGCAGCAATGGGAAAAACACGGGACTGATATGTGTCTAATCGTGTACAACGCCCAATCTTTAGCGATTCAAATGCTGGAGCATCGCCGCGATGCAAACGGTATGGAAGCAGACGAGGCTTGGACGGAGGAAGAAAAATCCCTGCACGATTTATTATCAAAGCAGTGGGACGAACTCCGCGCCCACAAAACTTTTTGGGAACCCAAACTACCTGAATAAACACATACAATAAATCACATTTTAAAATAAAAAATCATGAATTTTACAGCCGAAAATTTTACATTAAAAGTAACGGACAAACAAACATTCCAACTTAAAATTAAAGATGAATTTAAAAGACGGAATATACCGTCTGAATTTGGAATAAATAGAAATATGCCTTATGTTATTTATAACGACGGAACTATGTGCCAAGGCATGGGGGTAACTCATTCATCTGTAAAAGAATGGGGCGCAACTTTATTATCAGTAGATCACTTTGATTTTAGGCCAGACACAATACGTTTTTCTGATAATACAGAAATAAAATTACCCGGAATATTCAAATATCCAAGGTAAAAAAACGCCCCGGACGATCAGCAACCGTCCGGGGCGTTTTCATTCAGCCACCACCGAAAGAAAACTATTAATCCTATCGACCCCCTCCGTAATCTGCTTGGTATCTATGTGTGTATAGATCATCGTCGTTTTAATATCCGAGTGACCCATGATCTTTTGCAACACTTCCACCTGTCCACCCGCCGCAATAAACAGATACCCGTAACTATGCCGCCCCAAGTGTGTAGTAAGTTTCTTAGAAATCCCCGCAAAAGCGGCAATATCCTTTAACCATCGGTTCATTGTTTGCTCTGCGTACACAGAAAACAGTTTATCCGTTACACTTTCGGAATCATTCAGCATACTTTTTGCCATGTCCGATAATGGGCATTTTACCAGTTTACCATGCTTTTGGGTCTTAATCGGGCAAAAAACAAGCATATTGTTAATCACATTCTCTTTAGTCATAGCCGCCAAATCGCTATACCTCAGCGAAGTGCCGATCTGGAATAGGAAGTGTCGTAACGCCCTTTGCAAGTGTGCGGGTAATTCTTTTTTATTGTACAACTCCCGTAAACCTTGCACCTCTTTAGCATTAAGGAACTCGCGCTCTTTTTGCTGGATCACCACCTTAAATTCTGTGTAAGGGTTCGGTACTTTTTTGCCTTTTTTGTTTGCAAGTAAGATATATTTACGCAGGAACGAATGGTTTTTGGCAATGTAAGCACTTTCAAACTTCTTTTTTTTCAAGTAGGAATCGAACTTTTTAACAAGATCAAGGCAAATATCAGCATAGGGAATCTTGGTAAAACACGCACGCAGGTGGTTATAAGTGCTATTCCACGCCTTTATTGTCCCGGGTGCTTGGCTATCCTTCGCCGCGTCCATCTCGTTTTGCATAAATGTAAGGAAATCACCGCTGGCCGCTTTACGGCTAAACGCCTCCTCAAATTTCTTTACGGTCAAAATGGTATCGGTATTCAGGTGGTCGAAGAAAATCTCATCAACCTTTCTCCGTATTTTCAGCAGATAGGTATTTACCTGTTTAGCGTGATCGAGGTCACCCTTGCTCCGCATCTGCATTTTTACTTCGTCAAAATTGTTGGGGTGTACACTCATACCGACCGACATCCTTAGCCGGTCGCCGTTGATCGTGCAAACTAATACAAGTTTGCACGATCCGTCTTTAGCAGGTTGGTCACGGCGAAGCGTAAACCGATAGTTCAATTTTTGCATAGTGACAATTTAGTGTCAAAATAGTGTCAAAAATATTCCTGCTGTTGATTGATTTTCAATGGTTTAGAGTAGGTTCATTTTCGTCCCGTGGAGCTGGCGATACCAGAACCCCACACAACAACCCCCTAACAATCAACAACTTACACCACCCAAAAAAAAGGTAGTGACAAAATAGTGTCAAAAAAAACAAATCCTACTTACCTACCAACCCTTCCAACTCCCTAACCCTCCGCTCCAACTCTTCCACCCGATACACCAGCCGCAGCACCAGCGTATGCAATTCCCCCGCGCTCAATTCCTTTATCACCTCCGCACTCATTACTGGTTCTTCCACCCGTTCATATTCCGCATCCGCTAGCAAATTATAACTTTTGATATTTTTATCGGGAAGAAACATTTCGCCCTCCCCTTTCAAAAGGTACATTTTATTAGTTTTGTTATAATGCTCAACCAGCCGCAATACCCATTTTTCTGGCAATCCGATCTTTCCCTTAATGCACCGAGATATACCCGACTGCTTTGTTCCTACTATTTCAGCGGCTTGAGTTTGATTTAGTCCAAGTTTTTTAATAAAAAGCAAAAATCTTTCACCTTGCTCTTTCCATTCAGCATTTTGAAAATCAGACATTTATAATTTAAGTTATAAAAAATACATAAAAAGTTATAAAAATACTTGAAAAATCTTGTGCGGTTTATACATAAAGTTATACCTTTGCACAAGAAATATACAAAAGCACAAAAGTAGTTAAAAATGGATTACAAAGAAATATACGCAATATTAAGACGCAAATACGGTAGCATACAATTTATCGCTGACACAGTAGGTGTTTGTAGAAATACAGTAACTAACGTTTTGCTTGAGAAAACCAAAAACGGGGCTGACGCTGATGAAATTAAAAAAATTGCAGAGGAAAGGGCGGTATTGCTTTTAATCGAAGAGAGAGAACGGATTCAGAAGATATTGGACGAGAGACAAAAATTAAATGAAGCAGCGGCAATTCTTGCCACTAACTAAGCCACTTTTCATGAGGTTATATACGGGAAACCGCCGCCCGAAACAAACGAGTTTTGGGCGGATCTCTTTCCCTAAAGTAATCTCCAAAATATAAAAACATGATCTTATCATATTCAGGAGTTACGATTGATTGTTCTGTTGCACCTATTGAAGGATGTTTAACGGCCTTATATAACGCATCTAGGGCAAACACACCTTCATTGGCTTGGGATTTTGCGCAGGAAGCAATTACAGCGATTGCATACCACGGAGTTGATTTTGCAACAGAACTAGGCGAAATCCTTAATAAGGATGATAATGGATTACCGAATAGCGAGGCTGGAATCATTTATGTGACAAATATGGTCAACCAAAAATCAAAATGGCAAAAGTAAAACTCACAATCCGCTTCACCTACTCCAAAACAATTTGGGAGGATGAACCGGAAATCCAAAACGCGCTCTATGCTCTAGGAATGAAAAGCCCTATTACATCAGCTATCAAACACGAACTGATAGAGATTGTGGGGCAATCGAAGGTGATACATAACATGGAACTAACAAAGGAGGCGATTAAGGAACTAATAACAGAGAAATACTACAATGTCCAAAATGTAAACATCACACACCAACTGCTTTAAAAAGCGAAGAGCCAGCCCCGCCAAGAGCCAGCCCTTCTATGACTGATAATCAATGGCACAAAAGTAAGACAAATATTTTAAACTATGACTGATAATATTTCACAGCCCGCCGCCGCCAATAAAATGACGCTTGGCCAATTGATTGAAGAACTAGGTGTAAAGCCTGGTACCGTCCGGATGGCATTCCCATCAATGGGTTTATCTAACTTCGATAGAAGTCGCGCAGTAACGCCCAACGAAGTAGCAGTTATCACAGAGCGCTATGGGGACAAAAAGAAAGTATCTACCACCGCAAAGAACAAACCAAAGGCAACGCCAGCGGTAACAATCACAATGCCAGTAGAACAACCCGCCGTTATTAAGCCACAATTTAAAATAGACGTAACACTGCCCGATATGATTATTTGGGGCGAAATCGGTTTAGGCTGGTACTCGCTTTTCAATCTTGCCGGCATTAGCGGATTAGGATTTGGAGCAGTGGCCACCATCTTTTACGAGTTTTCTCGGCAGGTCATACGCCGCACATACAAGGAAGTACCACAGCCTTGGACAGTGGCCAGCGACATCGCGCAAAAACACAATGACCAATTGCTCGAACTAAAGAAGATTTGTTTCGGTATTAGTATGGCAATTGCCCTTGTATTTTGCTTTAGCAATTGGCAATCATTTTACAACAGCATTGCGTACGCAACCGATTTAGAGAAAACCATTTTGTTCGGTGCTGCATTTTCCATTGCTCACCTAATGGCCACCGTGTTCGCAGTGCTTTTGTCTGCCATAGCATACCTCTGTTTGCGCGCAATATCAATCTACAAACAAATCACAGAATGAGCCTTTCCGAACGATTACTCGAAACCAAAGGCGAATGGGTAGCACCCGGCGTAATGGAATGGGGTAATTGGTCAGCAGAAAGGGAAGTACTACTCGATGAAATAGACATCCAGTACCTCCGCGACGCTCACCACCCATACCAGTACAAAGAAGATAGAGCCGTAACCGTGAAAAAATACATCACAAAAGGGCTACCACTATCCCAATTAGTCCGAGAAATGAATGGGCGTACAGGCTACTCCGAACGCTCTATCCAAAAGGACGCAACTGCCCTGAGAGGGGCTTTAGATAACAAAAAGTTCAATAACACTGCAAGTTTTACTTGCGTATCTGATAATCAATAAGTTATGTCATACACACCGCCAGCAACAGCACTGCAAGTAAGGTGCAACTTGCAGTACCCTGCACCCGCCAATATGGGCGAAATCGTGGCCAGCGATGGCCAATACTACACCGTGAGCAACGATGGGAAAGTATATGTACTCGATGGAGAGGAGTTTCTACCCCTCGATCATAACCCATTCCCAATGACAACCATCTACATCAGGTACCTATACCTATTACCTAAGTACATGGCAATAGCTACAGCAGTAGCAGCCGCTATCTTACTAGTGTATTTCGGTTGTATGTTCGATTCCCCAGTTATTCAGGAATCCTTTTTAGATGTAATCGCACAGTACGGACACATGACTTCTATGACCATAATACTACTGGTATGCTTAACATTCGTAGGTTTATCAATCAACATTTTTGCGCGAGCATTGAGCGTGCAACACACGAGCAAAAACACCGCGCAACAATACGAGCAAGACACACAAGATTCAATTTGCTTAGTGCGCAATCGAATAGAGCGCGACGCAACGATCGAAGAACGACTGCGCTTTGCGCTTGCTCAACTTGCCGACGAGCAAAGCAACGTCCGCGCAGTTATCGTCATTAGGTACGCCGATCCCGTTGCGTACGTTTACACCAGCGAGGGCAACGATCCGCGCATGGATCGCAATGCGCCAAAGTGGATCAGCCTCCCCGACTACAAAGACACATTGTTCGTTGCCGAAACATTCGAGCAGTACGAACAATATTGCAAAGAGTTCACGATCCGCATTAAGGAGTACCTAATAACAAAGGCTCACCGTGCCGCATCTAACACACAGGATGCAATGGCCAATCATTTCAACCTATTAAAACACACTTGGATCATTGCCTTACTATTGATCGCTGGCACATTGTCTGCTCAAAAAAGCAAGCAGGTAGAAACATACCTGGGCAATGCTAGATACGAAATAGAAAAGCCAGTGGGCAAGGTTCAATTTGTTTTCTCTAAAGGCGTAATACAGCGCATTGGAGACGGTAAATTTACTTACAAAGAATTATTACCACAGTCGTCTTATTTTAAGGACGATAGCAATGCTGGTGAGTTAATTTCGATCACCGTTAATGGTAGCCGTATTTTTCCAGTGGGTAAAGAACCTGTAACAAAAGAAATAATTTCAGTATCCACACCCGCGCAATCTACCGATCCAGTACGCCCCCGCCCTTTATTCCCCGAAACAGGCGGTATTCGCCCTGCGCCATCAGCGTTCGGAATGATACCCGATTCGGCAGCATTCGCCGCAAATATCGAAGGGTTAAAGGCAGACTACACCGCTAGTAGTAGCAAGATAAAGGCAATGTTTGGAACTTTTTGGAATGCTGTTATGTGGATTTTTTGGTCATTAAGTACGTTTGTATTAGGCGCTTTAGGTTTCTTTCGGTATATCGCAAAATCAGCCGCAAATGAAAGTCTCGTAACCGTTAAGGGGAAAACAATAGCAGGAAAGTGGATCGTAGATGCACAGCAAAACGCCGCTGGTCTTACTTTAATCTGCGCATGGTTTATTATAGGGTTTACTCTAATAGATATTTTTATAGCAATCGTACACTTTGAACTATCGCTATGGTTTACCGCTGCCTTATGGTTTGGCGTACTTGCCTTTGCGGATAAAATAACAGATTGGTTAGTACCAAATTTGAAGGTCGTAAAGACCAAATACGGTGAATAAATAAATTTGTGAAATAAAGTTTGAAACACTAATCGGTAAACACCGGCAACAACCGTAGCAACTACGTGAGCCGTTTTTAATCTCCCCCCTAGTCGATTACACACACAATTTTAACTAACCTGCGCTACACTCCCTCCAGTAGCGCAAAAAACTTTTATTTTTTATGACACAGTTTGAAGAAATCTGCTTGGACTATACCGAGCAACTAAAAAAATATGAAATTTGGGAACTCAGCATTGAGTTAAAAGCCCTTGCAGAAAGTAGGCTTAGGGCATTAGAGAACTTTGCGGAGTTTGAATTACCAGAATATAAATTAGACCTACAGTTTCAGAATCAATATATTTTCATCTGCGCCGCTGAAATTATGCGCCGCCAAATACCATAGCCATGACAGAGCAGCAAAAAAAAGAAATACTGGATTACATCGAAGATTTACGTAAGGCGACAAATCGCTTAGAAAGGCACGTAAAAGGCATATATTTAAGTAATGATGATAAGGATATACAGAACCAGTATGTAACCTACTATAAAAATAACTTGAAAGTACACGCGGCGATCATTGAGTACTTGGAAGCACAAAAGTTCTAACCCGCCCTTGTCCTTTCATCCACCGCGCCACAAACAGACATTTGCCACCGCTCTCTATAATCCACTTCCACTATGCAACAAGCAACACACAGCGACCCACAAGTCGCCACTAACACCGCCCCCGTAACATCGTATTTCCAGCAACGAATGCAGGAAATAGGAGTTACGGAGAATAATGCACTCATCACCGTACACAACCCAGAAGCGGAGTTTCCGCAACCGGAATCGTACACCACCCCAATTTTCACAGAGGATAAATCTACGGGGGACATAGAAATACTCTATTACACAATAGAGGGTGATCTTATATCCTATTTGCACCAAGGCGATGGTAAAACATCGTACCTCAATGCCAAGACACGGCTATACAAAACCCGAAGGCTCAAAGAGCCAAAGGGCGACATGAAGTATCAAATGCCAGCGGGACAACCTACTTTACCGTGGTTCCCACCAGCATTAGTAGAGAAATACCAGAAAGGGGAGCAAGTCCCGACACTCATCTTAACAGAGGGAGTTTTTAAGGCAATGTGTGGAAGCATTGCCGGGTTAGATGTTGTCGGGCTTGCCTCTATTTCGACATACAAGCAAAAAGACGGGAAACTGTACAGCGACATCACAAAGTTGATCGAAAAGTGCAATGTTCAGACTGTAATCATTATGTGGGATGCCGACTGTCTCAACATATCGGCCAAAGACTTACAGATCACCGAAGAAATAACCCGCCGCCCAGCAGGATTTTTCAACTCCGCAAAGAAGATCGCTGAATTAGTCACTACAATAGAATACACCCAAACCCGCGAGAAACCGCAGGTATATTTCTCCCACGTTCGGTTCGATGGATTAGATACCCGCCCCAAAGGATTAGACGACCTAATCGTACAAGGCCGTGACCAGGGCAAAGTACCTGCCATCGTTCAGCAGGCACAGCGGCCCCACGAAAACCAATACTATTTTAAGTCGATCAACATTACGAGCAGCACCGCCAGTCTGGTAAAATACTTTAGGCTACACGATCACGAAGCATTCTTCGATGCACACCGCGATCAAATAGGTGCCAGGGAGTTCCTGTACAAAGGATCGACGTATAGGTGGAGCGAATCGGAGGATAAACTCATTATGCAAGCCCCGGAATGGGCAAAGCGGGTGATCTGGGTAGGTGATGAGTTTTTCCTCGACGACAATGTACCAGGCGCATACGGCACTATCCGCAAACTAATCGCATATCAGCAAGGCCAATTCGTAAAGATGTACGGCAAAGAGTTCTGGGGCTTTTTGCAGCACCATCGGGCATTCGTGAACATACCCGATCACTTCAATTACAAGCGTATTTTAGAGATGCCAGACGGCGCAAGATATTATAACCGATATTTTCCGCTTCCACACGTACCACAGAAAGGCACATTCCCAACCATAACCAAATTGTTTAAACACATTTTTGGAGAAAGCACAGTAAAGCACAACGACGGTAGAGAATACACACAATACGAAATGGGATTAGACTACGTACAGCAATTGCTAGTTAACCCGACCCAAATGTTACCAGTACTTTGCCTCTATTCCCCCGAAAACAACACAGGGAAGAGTACACTAGGGAAGTTGCTAATGGCCATGTTCGGCGACAATGCCGTGCCAATATCAAATAACGATTTGCAATCAGATTTTAACGAAATGTTTGTAGATAAGTTACTGGCCATCTGTGACGAAACATTACTGGAAAGGAAGCGCGATGCGGAACGGCTCAAAGCCATGTCCACTGCCGAAAAAATCATGGTGAACCCAAAGGGCAGCAAGCAGTATTCAATAGACTATTTCTGTAAGTTTATTTTTACAAGTAACAACCTGCGGATGATCTATGTAAGTAAGCACGACCAACGCTACTGGATAATCAGGGTACCGCAACTACAAGAAGGAAACGACGACCCAAACATGCTCACCAAAATGAAAGCCGAAATACCCGCTTTCATTGATTTTTTGAAGAACAGGGAAATGCATTGCCCAAAAGAAGGGCGTATGTACTTCCATCACAGCCTACTACGCACAAAGATATTCGAGCAGATGGTCAAAGTAAATGAGCCATCCGAAGCCACCAACATGCGCGAATCACTAAAGGAGTGGTTCATACAAGACAACGATATACAGGAGTTGCAAATGACGATGAAGGAAATAAAAGAGGAGTTCTTTAATCCACGCAGCAGCACAGCATGGATAAGCGAACTACTCCGAGACTACATTGGAGTTGATCTGCTAAGAGATTTAACCGGAGAAGCCATTTACAAGCGAGGGACATACCCCAAATATGAAACACAATTTAGTCAGGACACCAAGGAGCAAGAGATAGTACTAGTAAGAAAGCCATTCCGAGGCCGACCGTATGTATTCAGAAGGGATCAATTTGTAAAAGCAGGCGACGTGAAATATGCAGAGCCAGGAGAGCAGACAGAACTGGAATTTCAATCAGCAGCACAACACCCGAAAGTAATAGAAGGGGCTATGCAAGAAGCGGAAAAACCGGACGAAGATACCCCATTTTAATCGAAAAACTAAGCGGCCAAAAGAGGCCGCTTTTTTAGGCTTTTAAAAAGGCTTTTTCTCAGAAACCCAAAAACATGTTGACAATGTTGACATGTTGACAAATGCCCTATAACTATTTGATTTTCAATTAATTAATTTTGTCAACATCGTGTCAACATCGTGTCAACATCAAAAACCCTGTCAACATCTGTCAACATCACCATGTTGACAAATATTGCCACCTTGCAAGCAATTGATTTACAACAAGTTACAAAGGTTTTTTTACCTCTTTTTTTTCTCAAAAAATAAAAAGTAAGTCGGTAAAAAACGGCCTTTTTGAAAATCAGATTTTTTCAACGTCAAATAACATAAATATCTATATGGACGAATTACAAGCCATCCAAACCATACTCCAAGCCAAACCAAACCCTAAAAACTACATTACCCGGGGTAGGGGATACGTCGACTGGAAGTTTTCAGAACTAGCCATCTATCAAGGCTACCAAGCCGCTACGGAATACGTAAAGTCAATGCGTAGTTGGTACAATTTTAACACTCATTACTCAGATTGCTTACTGGAAACGAGTTATTGCGCATTCCAGCAAGCACTAAATCAAACAACATGATAATAATAGGCTCTTTTCTAATCATCCTCGGAGGCTTCGGCTATCTATTTGCCGCACTGCTCCACGCCGCAAAGGATGAACCGCTCCAAGGAAGCGGATACACTACACAGGAAGAAACATGCCCCGGCTGCATGGGGCCATGTGGTAACTGTCACAAAATACTTTAGCCTTATGCCAATAGATAGATCAAAATACCCGCCCGACTGGGATAAAATCAGCCTCCAAGTCCGCACAGAAGCCGGATGGAAGTGCGAAAAATGCGGCATAGCCAATAAGACGATCATAATGAGAAAAGAAAAGGGCGGCTGGGTAGAAATCCTAATCGTAAAAAACGCCGAAGGATTTAACGAATCCACCGACGAAATGAAGCCCGGTAAATTAAAACGCTTAGGACTAACTAAAATAGTCCTAACCACCGCACACTTAGACGGAGACACACGGAACAACGAAAGAAGTAACCTTGCCGCACTATGCCAGAAGTGCCACCTAAATCACGATGTAAAGCAGCATGCAGCAAGTAGAATGTACGGACGGAATCACAGAGAAAATCATCAAATTAAACTAGAACTTTAAAAAAATGGAACATTTTATTGACAGATACGGAGAAAGTTGGACATTTAAGCGTCATCTAAAGGATTTCCACTTGCAGGAAAACGTAGTCAAACTATCCGAACTAAAAAAAGGGGAGTGCTTCTCCACGCCGTTTAAATCTAACGCATCATTCAAATTATCCGACGGCAATTTATATTTTAATTTGCACGGTTACAAAGACCACCCGCACACAATTGAGCATGAAGACCCCGACGCATTGGTTACAAAAAGAAACTATCTGGCTTGGGATTTTCAAAAGAATACTTTTACTCGATTATCTAATTAATTCACTAACCCGGGCGGCCAACACCGCCCACATTCAAAAAAAATATGGAAAAGCAAACAGCAAAAGAACTAAAGCAGTTAATTTCCGATGAAATGGATTTCCGAAGGGATTTCCGAGCAAAACGCAAAGAGTTGGAAGATATGGTTGATCCTATTACAAAACACGTAAGGCTATGCTGCGAATGGTGGGACAAAAATCTACCAACCGCATTAGAAATAGTCGTTGTTATGGACGATGGAACGGCGTTAAAACTAACAAAACCCAAAAAAGAACCTTGCAGTGTTGAAAGTTATTTGCCGTTTGGCGTTGATTTTGAAGAATGCACAGTTATTGAATTTGTAAAATAGTAAATCATATTAATAATCACTCCACCGGGCGGCCAACACCGCCCACAATCAATAAAAAAACATGGACAAAGTAAACGACATCGTTACTGATTCGCAGGTAGAACTTGCGTGGGGTAATGCTAATTTTGGGGATGTTTCGCCCCGTGATGTAATAGCAAATACACTTTTGAAATGCGCGGTAGGGTATGCGACAGGCCGCACCGCAAGAGTAATTTGTGAAGAACTTGGCCTCGTAACTGGCGACTGGCAACTGAGCCAGCGCGGTAAAGCATATCTTTTTGCAGCATATTCAAGGGGTTTATCTGTTTAATTAACTCACCCGGGCGGCCAACACCGCCCACAAACAAAAAAAAAACATGTACGTATATATTCAATCAGAACCAACACTTTACACAGTAGGATTTGAAGATGCAAACGGCAAATGGTTTGCCGAAAGCGATCACGATAATTCGGAGGATGCCGCCAAAAGAGTGGCTTTTTTGAATGGCTACTTACCCCCTATACAGATAGAAGAGGATAAAAAAACATGGCAAATTGAATCTACCGATAGGTACTATTTTTTGTCCGGCAGGAATTCAAAACAATACCAAGAAGTGACATTTTGGTATAATCCTTTCAGCTTTGAACGAAAAGAAACTACGAGAATAGAATACTGCTCGGATGGGCAAGAATACAAACTCCCAGAATGGTGTAAATCTTGCATATATCGGAAGTCTTTAAACTACGAATAATCACTAACCCGGGCGGCCAACACCGCCCACATCTAACAAAAAACATGTGGTATCTACTAGATTCAGAAAAAAACACAATAGTTTATGGCTCTTACTTAGAGTGCTTCGCAGAAAGAGACAAAGGAGTCTTAATCGTACATGAAGATGAACTTTGGTCTGCTCTATATTAAACTCTCACACTAACCCGTGCGGCCAACACCGCCCACATCCAATAAAAAAATGGCAAGAAAACTTATAGAAATGCACCAACAATACTTAATCGTTTGCGATAATCCAGCATGCGACCATAAAATAGAAAACCCAACGGGAGATCCTAATGAGGATATTAGTATGTTCGTAAATTCTCCATGCCCTCTTTGCGGAAAAAACTTACTTACAGAAAAAGACTATAAGGATTCCTTAAAAGTACTAAGGGTTATTAACTGGTTAAACAAATGGTTTAGTTGGGTTATGTACTTAGTTCCTAAGTCACACAAAATGGCTAAATCGTACTTGCAATTTAACAAAAAAGATCAATAACAACATAAAAAATGGTTATTTTTTGGATTAAGCCGACCAAAAATTCTGCGAAAAAGGTATTTACATTGCCTTTCCCCGTCCATCTTAATGACGATGTAGATGATGACGATTTATTAACCAAAGACTCCAGCGTCCTATCCACAGTAGGAAAGGGGGGTTGCGTTTTTAATATTTTAGAGCCAAGTCTTGTTCAAAAAGCCATGAATTCACTTAATATAGCAAGTGTTTATGACCTAGGCGTTATTTCTCGTTGTCGATAACCCTTGCTATCTATCAAAACATATCCATAATTTATCACAAAAAACATTGCACAAGAAAAACACACGGTGTATCTTTGCCCCGCGAATCCATCAGTGCCGAATTTATTCGACACACACTTTTCTTGTAAAATAAGCACCGCTCACGTGATGCCACTCTTTCCCTTTTCGGGACTGATGGGTTCGCCATCCGTGATGCGGTGTGCTTTTTATTTTTGTTATGCGAACTAACGAAAAGGAATTATTCGAAACCACCAGCGACATCTGGACGGTATTATCAGAATCACCCATTTTTAAAACAATTTTTAACATGCAGTCGATCAGCGGCACACTCACTGCTGCACTAGAAAGTGAAACCGCAGCGGAATATTTGCCGCATCTTGCCAGCACTGGTGGTATAATCCATCAGCAATCCGAAGAATTAACACAAACCATCGCCGACTATCTAGCGAGGTGCGGTATTAAGCCCGCACAATTAATATTAAAAGAATAAAATAAAAGTTGCAGATATGGAATAAACAACCGTATATTTGCAACACGATTTGTGGCGAAGGATTAAAACGTACCTTTTCTAGAACACCTTTTTCAGCCACTCGCCAGTAGCCACAAATCGAAAGAACTACTTGTTTTGGTGAATATTTTTTTGTTTTTTCTAGCCGCTATTCTCTAAAAGGAATAGCGGCAAAGGAGCAAAAGAGAAGATAAATAAGATTATAAACTCAGCGAGAGTAGTTCAGGTAGTTAGAACGTTGTACGCTATAAATTGTACAAAGGTCGGAAGTGCAACTCTTCCCTGTCGCTCAAAGAAGATTGTTTTCATTTGGTTTTTTGGGGTTTAGGCTCTACCGCTGTACAGTGGTAGGGCTTTTTTTGTCCTTTGTCCCGTGTTTTTCGTGCCTCATTTTTGTGGTATGATTATCCAGCAACGCCCACTCACACCCAACCAGTACTTTGCTCGCATCCACAAAAAAAGCAACATCGTACTGCACCACACCGTCAGTAGCAGCGCGGCTTCTGCGCTCCGCTGGTGGGCGCATACCCCGGAGCGAATCGCTACCGCATTCCTAATCGAAAAAGATGGTACCGTAATTCAAGCATTTGACGACAAGTTTTGGGCGCATCACCTGGGCATCCGATCAGCGCGTAACCTAATGCTCAACCAGCAGAGTATTGGCATAGAAATGGTAAACGAAGGCTACACATGGCCAACCCAAAGCGGTGAACTAAAATGGTTGCACCCGGACGGGCCTATCTACAAAGGAGAAACGATAATAGAGGAGTGGCGCAGCGGAAAAGCATGGCCAATCTATCCAGCCGCGCAGATCGACGCATTAAAAGACCTGCTTCTTATGCTCACCAAAAAGCACCAAATCCCTACTACCATTGCGCCATTCGGAGTACTAGATATGAATATTCCGTACCAGTTTGGGATATACGCACACCACAATGTACGCGCCGATAAAACGGACGTGTCGCCCGCATTCAAGCAGCATTACGCAGCACTGGCCAGTCATTTGGCTAAGTAGTCCTTTTTGCCAGCCCTCCCGATCCATATTTTTGTATCAATATATTTTTTAAACAAAACATTTTAAAGCATGAAGAATTTTATTTTTGCCGTGTTTTTGGTGTTCTTAGTCCCGCTCTTTGCACAGGCACAAGACACCACCACACCAACTACACCAGCACCCACCGAAACCGTAAAAACCCGCGACGGAGCCACGAAGGTTATCCCCGGAATGGTTGACGTAGCCAGCACCGTTTCGGCGGTAAATGCAGCCACTACGCTCGATCCAATTCCCGTCAATTACAACGAACCAAAAACCTTTTTCGATCAGGGCTTGATCGGTGCATTAGAGGCGGGAGTAGTTGCTATCCTTGCATTGCTCGGCGGCTTTATACCCGGACTGCGAACCGTAGGAAACAAATGGGTCAGATCGGGTGTCGTGATATTTGTCGCACTTACAGGACTAGCAACGTTCAAAGCCGGAGCATTAACAGAAGAATTTTTCACGTTGTTATCCGCCACATTTCTACCCAATTTCGGAGCCACCAATTTCCTTTACGCCAGTATTAAAAACATTGTGTGGCCAATTGTGGAGCGATTAATTAAGCGAGGGCAGAAGGACGCAAATGTCGTCCAGTAGCAAATCATTAAATTATTTTGAATAAGCCCGTGTAAGTGTTTTACTTTCACGGGCTTATTGTTTTAAAAGTCGGCTCGATTTTTGTAACGATAGCAGTATGTATCACTATCCACGTCGCGTTGTGTATGAAAGTTGAAACGATTTCAAAACAAATTATTGGGAAGTTCCCAATCTCCACAAAACACCGAAAATTTGTAGAATGGTACGAGCGGCTTAGTCCCGACGCTCCTATTCTGTTGCCCGGCAAATCGCCTATTTCGGTATTCCTTACCTCCTTGCTCACCTTCAGTATCGACCTCCAGCAGCATCCAGTCTCCGAGGGAGTATCATTCCCCGATTATTGCGAAGTAGTAGAAAACTACGGCGACTCTATGCCCTTCATTATCACAGGCCATTTGGCTACCGTAGATATTTTTCTTTACCTCGATAGGGTAGCGCGCTTATTTAACGATTACCTACCCGCGCTTATGATGCAGGAAATATGCGCCCGCACCACCGTCGCCCACGCAGTAGGTATGTCCGAGAAAGCGGTTATCGAAGATTTTATGCGCGAAGCGGGACTCTCCGAAGTCGCCGATTTCGACGCCATCAAAAAGCGCAACCAACGCTACCGCACCGCGCGCGGCGTTTCCAATTACAACGTGTTTAAAGGACGGCGCAAATCAAAGGTGTAACCTGTCCTTTTTCTACCTTTCAGGCGGCTGCACTTTTGTGCTATGCAGTCGCTCAGTGCCTCTATCAATTGTACCAGTAAAGCCCTCGCCGGAGTGGGTTTATTAGAGTATTGCCCCGTGGACGAACTCACGCCAGGGCAATACCACCGTGCTTTATCGGCTGCCTACAATCAGCAGCGCGATGCGGGCGTAGGCACTTGGTACAAACTCCCATACCAGCCCGAAACCGGGCGCGTACGCGAAAGCACACAAAACACACAGCAAGGACCTAATTTCCAAATTACCGTATCAGCCACACTCCTCAGCGAATCCGCCGTACAGCGCGGCACACTCGACGATATGGTACGGCACGCATTTATCGTCCGTGTCACCCGAAATGGTTTAACCATCCTACTCGGCACACCCGAGCATCCACTTACATTCAATCCCGATTATGATTCAGGTGCTGCGCCGTCCGATACGCGTGCGCACCAAGTCGCATTTTCAGGAGTAGTTATAAAAAAATCACCGGGTTATATACCCATTTTTTAAACACAATGGCAGATATTAATACAGAGGCAAAAGTGAGTTACGACCGCTTAGTGCGCAATGAAAATACCTTGTTTTTATACGCTCCAATCGGTTCCATGATGTCGTATAACTACACCACACACGAGTACGAAAAAGTTGGTATTTCTGATAGCGATTTCATTCAGGCAATAAACGACCTAAAAGCAGAAGGCGCAACTGATGTCCATATCCGCTTGAACTCGAATGGCGGCTCTACAAAGCATGGTCAGGCCATTATTGCATCCATGCAAATGAGCGGTATGACCATTCACACCTACAACGATGGCACGGCGGCATCTATGGCAGCCGCAATATGGGCGTGTGGCCAACAGCGGCACATGGCCAAAAACGCCATCCTTATGATTCACCACCCGTGGGACTATTGCGAAGGCAACGCACAGGAAATGCGCGAATGTGCCGAAATCCTAGACAAGATCAGCGAAGCCATGATCTTAGGCTTTGCTGATAGCCTACAAAAAACACCGGAAGATGTTACTACTATGTACTTCGCCGACTACAAAGACAAGTACTTTACCTACCCCGATGTCTTATCGCAGGGTCTTATCACAGGCACCACAGAAGAATATCAAAGCGGCATTGCAGCCGTTACAAAAGATACTATTGCCGCCGCTATCCGCGACCCATTCTCCGAGTACCGCCCTAAAAAAGCCGCACCCGATACTGGCAATACACCAGCACCCCCCGCGCAGGGGCTTATACAGCGCATCACTAATTTTTTAAGTCCGGCAGCGTCTTCTGCCAAATCTATCACTCAACCTAACGTCACAGACATGACAAAAGCAGAATTAAAGGCAGCACTCACGGACGGCACTTTGTTGGCCACCGATGTGCAGGCACTCCTTGCTGAGCACACTGCCGCCACACCGCCACCACCAGCACCAGCAGCCGATCCGAACGCCGCACTTATCGCCGATTTTAAAGCAGAACTCAATGCCCTAAAAGGAGAGTTGGCTAATGCACAGGCGCAGATTGCTACGTTTGCCGCAGCACCCGGCGCAGGGCGCAGCACGCCACCACCACCAGCGAACGACCTACGGATCGAAGGCGATGAAGATACCCCACAGGCGCGTCTTGCTCGCTTCAATCAGGACATTGAAGCCTCTCTTGCGAAAGGGGAGCAAGTTCGTTTTGTCCCTTCGTAGCTGTATCGGCTCATAAATATCAGTTTACACCGTAATTACCCGATAAGGGTACAATTTATTAAATAACATGCCTAATATCACGATAGCCGCAGGCGCGGCCTTCTTAAATGACCAAAGCCGCACTTTTGGACCGGAAATCCGCACGCAAATTTTGCAGGGCTTGGAAATGGAAAATAACCTATTGGTTCCCAAAATGTCAGATGGCGAGTTTTACGTCGTAGAACGCGCTGTTTCTGGCCAAATGCTTCAACCATACCAAGGCGGATACACCCCAACGGGTAGTGTATCGCATGGCGAAACCTCTATCCGTGTCCGTCCGATCAAGATGGATATGGACTGGACGGAGACCGACCTTAAAAAGTGGTGGGATGCATACCAAGGCTCGCGCTTTGAAGCAGGCCGCGACCCCCAGAGTTGGACGTTCCCTAAATACATCTACGACCGCGTTCTACTTCCCAAACTGCATTCGGAATTGAACGCTATCGCTTGGGATGGCTCTTATGTTGCACCTACCGCTGGCACACCGGGCGCAGTACTCGCATCTGTGGATGGCTTTAAAAAAGTTATTGCCGATGCAGTAACCGCTACCTCGATCAACGTAGTTGCTACGGGCGTATTTACCGACGCGGATATTCGCGAAAAGGTGGAAGCGTTCTTAGATGCAATCCCTTCGGAGGTGACTAATTTGGGCGGTAAAATATTGATGAGCGTGCCTAACCGCCGCCGATATTTCCGTGATTACCGTGCCGAGTTCACGCAAAGCATGAATGGGCCATTTGCTCAAAACAACGGCCCACAAAAAGTATTTGTGGATGACTACAATGTAGAGATCGTAGGTGTGCAAGCGATGGGCAGTAGCAATCGTTGGATTTTTGTGCCTAACACACAGGCCGACAACATGTCATTTATCGGTCGCCAAGGCTACGCGCTCTATCCCGAAATCATCTTCGATAACAGTCCACGTATCCTGCACATGTATTGCACGATCTACCGTGGATATGGCTTCGAGGCACCGCAGGATATTTACGTGAATAACCAAGTGTAGTTGCTGTTCATCATTATTACTTAGGTACGGGGTGGTTTTTACTACCTCGTACTATTCTATCAATTTTTAAAAGCAAGACACACAACATGTGTAATTCAAATAAATTAACCGCTATCCCTTGTGCCAAAAACGCAGCAGGTGTTAAGGGTACCGGATATAATGCCCCCGCCGGGGAGTTTGAGACGTGGCCGGCTTTTCAGGCGGCCACAACTCCCGGCGATGGTAAAACTGTGACCCTCACGGGTAACTTTTCGTTCACGGGCGCGGGCAGTGGCAAAGGCTATTTCCGCTCTTTCCCTATGCTGCTCGAAAAGGGTAGTGTCACGTACAAAGCAGTGGGTGGTATCGGCTCTAAGTCGATGGAGATCATGGCAAAGTTCTACGTTCTCGGCACCGATGCCGTACAATTGGAATGGATGCGAGATCAACTCAATATCCCGCAGGTATGCCTTATCCCCGATAAAAACGGCGTAGTACACTGCTTAGGCAGTAAGGATGAACCCGCATATCTGCAAGAGGGCGACGGCACTACGGGCGAAGCAGCCACCGACGAACGTGGTACATTGTACACGATCCGCTGGGTCACAGCATCGCCGCAGGTGTACACCGGTACTATCAATCTTACGCCTATTCCATAGTAGTAGTCGTATATTATATCACAACTTAAAAGCAGCAAATAGACATGGAACATTTGTCAGAAGAATGCCAAGCAGCAGGATACAGCACAGTCGATTGTGACGGGATCGGTGGCACCGCCATCTTTCCCGGATTTGGAGAAATCAACCTGAAAACCCTTACTCCAGAACGCTGCGGCGAACTGGTGGACGGTGGTTTCAAGTGGATTGTAAAAGCCGATAGTAGCGACGATAAGGACGCAAAAAAAGCAGCGAAAAGCGACAAGAAGGACACCAAAAAGGCCGACCTTAGCGAATACGTGGCCGCAAAAGAAACATTTTACCCGGCTGGGGAGGATGAAGAGAAGTAAGAAGTGAGTAAATTTTTGAGTTTTTTTGGGATTTTTATGGGCCTACTGCATTTCGGTGTAGTAGGCTTTTTTTGTCCTTTTAAGCGGTTTCTACGCCCCGCACCTTTGCGTTGTGAATTTACAGCAATATTTCGAAACACACTTAGAGCAAGACTGGGCGGCAGCATTCGCCCTTTTACCGCCTAATGCGCTTTTGCCCAACATAGAAAAAAGGGTAAAGGATTGCCTTCGTAGTGGCCGCTTAACCGACTACGAAAAAGGCAA